AAGGTTTCAAATCTACAAGTGCTCAAAATATTGTAGATGGACTTGCTACCGTTGCTTCCGCAAAATGTGCTAATCTCATGGCGGCATCAAGTCTATTTGGTCGCGGGATTGGTTCAAGGAAAATAGCACCGGTGTTAGAAGTTTTCCCTCACATAGCAGATATAGATACTCCTGTGCCGAACTATGAACAATTGTTATCCATACAAGGTATGGGTGATGTTTCAGCTAAATCAATTCTAGAAGGTATTATACCATTCCGCAAGTTTCTCAAGGAAATAGGACACCGATGTAATGTCAAGTCTATTAAGCAACAACAGCAACAACAGCAACAAATTAAATCTCCAAGTGGATCAAAAGCTGTAAAAACAATAAAACAAGGTGCGGATATGACAGGTATCACAGTTGTATTTACTGGATTTAGAAACAAGGATTGGGAAAACATTATTACGGATGCTGGTGGTAAAATTACAACATCTATATCAAAAAATACAACAGAGGTTGTTGCCTCCGATATTCATGAAGAGAGTGGAAAACTAAAAAAGGCACGTGAACTTGGTATTTCTATTATGTCTCGTGATGAATTTGCTGAAAAGTACGCTTTGTAAGTATAGTTGAATATTTACGAACAACAATATAAAATTTTTAAAAATATTTTTTATTAGGATATCAATACAAAAATTGATATCCGCTTTTATATTGATAAAAGCAACTATTATTGATAATATAAAAATAAGCATCATGTTTGGCATCGCTTTCGCAAACACCTTACATATGCGTCCTAAGACGGCACTATATGTTCGTCATGGAAATCGTAATCAGGCTTGGATGGATAAAAATGATCGCGACGATTACAATGGATATTTGATATTTGAATCAAAATTTTCAAATATACCAATTGAACTTCAAGATGTAAAAGAAGCATACGAATGTTGCACGAGTATTAAGAATTCGGATCTAAAATGCTCATGTTATCATCAATTCGGTGTAGATGGAAAAATGGCTGAAAAGTATTTTAAAAAAATGGAAAAAATGGAAGAGACCTATCATATCAATACAAAAATGGTGAAAAAAGAAGACACGAAGAAGAAGCAATCAAAGCAGACAAGGCAGTCAAGGCAGTTTTACAAATGGTTTACGTTCGGTATGGGTACCGAGAAGGAATATGATGATGAAGAAGACATATAAATAAAATAAAAATTACAAATAGATACAACAATTATGACACATGTACCTTCTGCGTGGATGCGCCCTAAAATAACAAAACAAACAGGCGGATCGTTCAATATCGGTCGCATAAAAGAAAAAGCACCATTTATGGGAAGTGTTATTGTACTGGTATTCATTCAGTTACTAATAACATTTTTCATTATGGAAAAATTAGCAAAAAATGAAAAAATTCAAACAACCCTATCTCAAAACAAAGCCTATCTAATAACCCTATTCGTATTGCCACTTGTTATTATTCTCGTTTTAGCATTTGTTCCCATGCCCATGTATATTAAACTCATATTATTCACTATTTTCTCTATATTGTTTGGAATACTTTTATCTGTTGTTCGTCATCTTATATCACCTGAACTCGTAAGGGTAGCAGTTATTGCTACCTTGGGAATTTTTGTTAGTATGTTCATTGTTGGTATCATTTTAGCAGGACTTGGATATGATTTGTTTTGGTTGGGAATGATCTTGTTTATTCTACTATTGGCACTTGTGATAGCTGGTATTGTGATGCTGTTTATAAGTCCTGATAAGAAGACATTAAGGATACGAGCATTTCTCGTGATTCTACTTTTCGCAGTATATATCATTTATGATACAAACCAGATCATTATGCGAGACTATGACAATGATTATGTCACAGCAGGTTTGGATTACTATCTTGATTTCGTAAATGTATTTGTTGCTCTTATAGAATTAATATCCAATTCAAATTAATTTTATTTATTTTTATTTTTATTTTTATTAGTTATTATTTAGATTTTTTGCTATGTACTTATAGAGTGCTTATGCCTGAAACAAGTAAAAAAGCGGAATGTGTAAGGCGTGTAGGAAATTGGAGTAAGATTGAGCCGAAGCACCGTTTTGATAAAAAGACTTTCAATAAATCGCAAACAAATAGTGATATTTCAGTTGCTTCGCCAAAACTTGATATGATCTTTAATAAAATTAAAGAATTGGATGAAAAAGATATGAAAGCAGATGGGCACATGTATAAACACATGATCTATTCGGATGTAAAGACACAAGGGTATGGTGCTAAAATTATAGCAGCCGCATTTATTGCTCGTGGATATAATTCAGCTTATGGAAAGGAATTAACTATTTCAGATAAAGATCTTTCAAAACATCCCTACAAAAGTTTTGGTGTTCTATGTAGTACCCCTGTATATGAAAAACCTATTACTGTGAAGCTCAAGAATTCTATATTACAAACCTATAATAGTCGTCCCGATAATGTTCATGGAAAAAATATCAGATTCTTGATTCTTGACCAGGGATATAAAGAAGGGATTGATGTATTTGATATTAAATACATACATCTATTTGAACCTGCTATTACTCCATCGGATGAAAAACAAGCCATTGGGCGTGGTACGCGTATGTGTGGTCAAAGAGGTCTTGTATTTAACAATGATAAAGGATGGCCGCTTTATGTATTCCGTTATAATAGTATTTTGCCAAGCGATCCACTTTTTGGCAATATGCCAACAGTTCATGATTTGTTCCTTCAACTTAGCGGATATGATGTACGTTCTCTCAATCTCGCCCACGAAATGGAGCGTCTATGTATGTTAGGAGCAGTAGATTACGATCTAACAAAAAATATACACTCTTTTAGTATTACTGGAAAAAATTCCCTATTTAATCTTCCAAAAGATGTGGAAAAAGAATTAATGACGGAACCTGTAGTGAAAAAACCTGTTGAAAAATTTGTACTTTATGGTCGCGAATATTATAAAGGAGGACCGATTGTATGTAAGGAAGGGTGTAAGGGATCGATCCCTGTTCCCACAGCGATTATGATGATAGCATGGATTGTTTATAGTGATGATATGTATCCATTCCTTATGAAACGACCGAGATCATTCCTATGTAAGGAAATTATTGAGAACAAAGAATACTGTTTTATTATGAATAAAGCTTGGAAAGATCTTACCAAATTTATGAGTACAAACAAGCAGATAATCCAAAATTCGTTGAAATCAATGATCAATACAAATAATAGAGCGATTTATAAAGAACATGTTCAAGAAATAGTTCAGTTTATTTCACCTGATATTAGGGCAGCGATTGATTCCAAATATATAAATGAAACAATTAAACATATTCCTGAACATATACCACCTTCAAAGAAGCTTAATTTTAAACAGATACGACAATATGTTATAGATGAATTTGGAGACTATAAATGGAGTGGAGTTTTGCTTGAAAATAAATGCGAACCCGCTACCAAAGGTGGTGCTACCATTGTAGATTTTACACCAACTCAAAATTTCATAAAGGACTATTTCCAACCATCAAATCCCTATAAAGGAATGTTATTGTACCAAAGCACAGGTGTAGGAAAAACTTGTACGGCAATAGCGACGGCATCTAATAGTTTTGAAAAAGAAAATTATACGATATTATGGGTTACCCGACACACGCTCAAATCAGATATATGGAAGAATATGTTTGAACAGGTGTGTAATGTAGTTCTACAGGAAAAAATAAAACACGGACTGGATATGCCAAAAACCATGCACGAAAGAAAACGTCTTCTACCTCCTAATTGGATTGAACCCATTTCCTATAAACAGTTTAGTAATTTCCTGAGTGGTAGAAACAAACAGCTTGAGAAGCTGATTACATCTCGCAATGGTAAGACAGACCCTTTATACAAGACACTTATCATTATTGATGAGGCTCATAAGCTATATGCAGCAGATGTGATTGGTGCCGAAAAGCCAGATGTGGATGTATTACGAAAGATGATCCAAACATCTTATAAGAAGAGTGGAAAGGACAGCGCACGGTTGCTGCTGATGTCTGCTACACCCTATACATCAGATCCAATGGATCTTGTTAAATTGCTTAACTACTTGCGTGAAGAAGATGATCAACTACCTGAGACATTTGAAGGATTTAGCAAGAGATATCTTGATACTACTGGAAGTTTTACAAAAGATGGCAGTGTTCAATTCCTTCAAGAAATCTCTGGATATATTAGCTATCTAAATCGCGCGAATGATATACGCCAATTTGCCTATCCAATCCTCACGGATATAAAAGTCCCTATATCTAAATCACGATCTACAAAATTACTTGAGCAACATATAGATTTCCACATACAAACACTGGAAGACTACAAATCCTTTATTGAAGATGAAATACCTGAAACAATTAAATATGTAAAAATGGTACATAAAGAAAATAAAGACGACTGTCTTGATTTAGAAACAAAAGAAGAACAGAAAAGCTGTAAAGAAAATGCGGATAAAGAATATAAAGAAGAAAGGGCGAAAATTACGAAAAAGATTGAAATAACAAAAGAAAAATCGGTTAAGGTTAAGAAAGAACTGCGGGATGACAAGAACAAACTTGATCAAGTAGTAAAAGACGATATTAGTCAGGAGACAGTATTGAAAAGAGACTGTTATAGATCTTTTAATATTTCAAACGCCTAATTTTATATACCTAACTTAATAATCAATTAATGGAGAGTTAATGTTTTTCCAACAAATCCAAAATCTACGCAATCCAATTAGCCATGTTTTAGAATTACTTATATCCCAGTCGTAACAATGAAAATCACTATTTAAAATAGGATCTTTTATAAGTTTAAATTGAAATCCATTTTTTTCTAATATGTCTTCAATATAATTTGGTGAGGGGCGTATACCTCTACTATTAAATGCCTGGTCGTATCCGTCTTCATTCATTCGAATACAAAATTGTTTATCGTCACAATCAGAAACTTCTGATTCTAATAATAAAATATTACATTTTTCCGAAACTTTTTTTAAATGTATTTCTATTTCATTTAAATGATATAGTAATCCCCAATGAAGAATTATATCGTAGTTGTCTTGAATGTTGTCATTATCTCCATCAATTAGCAATGTCTTAATGTGGGGATATTTTTGTTTTACAACATCTAAATGCTCTTTCCTAGCATCACTACTTGTGACAATAGCGCCTAAATCATAAAACATATTTCCAATATCGGCATATCCGCACCCTAATTCCAATAGTGTTTTACATTTTAAATATTCAGGTTTAATATATTTTTTAACTCCATTTAATCTTGAAATTCTCCAATTATCGTAGTGGTAACTAAACATTATATAATAACCATAGAAATTTAATCAATTTAATTAAATTTTCTCACAAATAAAAAATAAATAAGGATAAACATGAATATTTTTTATGCCGTTAAATCGGCGTTTGAAATGTTAAAAGGTGTAAAACAACAAAACAACAAAATTAAGACATGACTCGTGTGTCATCTTCCAGTCTTCCTGCGAAATAATCGCGCAAATCATTATCTAATTTCCCCCCACTTTCTGTAAGCTGATATAGTCCCATCGGGTCTTTTAATACATCAATTAGAGGATCATACTTATGATCAGTAAGAACCCGCCATCGTTCTTTGTATCTGCGTAGCTTTAGATCGCCATGCCAATAATGTAATATAGTTCCATCAATATACCCGAGTTTTAAGTGTCTAACTTTATTTTCAAATTCGCGAAGAAGATTTCTATAATTGCGATGTATATTCTTTGGATGACTACATTCTATTTTTGAGATAAGTCCCAATGCCATATGATGATCACCGGAACCGAGAATAGAATAATCAATAAGACCACCCATCGTATGGTAAGCTTCCTTTGTACAAGCCCATGCGAACCCTGGATGCCAGAAACCATATCTATAGGTTTGCGTATATTGCTTTCCACTTTTACGATACATATAACCGAAACTTTTATCCGTCTTCAAAGCTTCATTGTGAGGACCCATATATACAACGGTACTGAATAATTGTACTACATCGTATTTTTCAAAACGAGATATCAAATGTTCTACCCAATCCTCGTTAATAAAATGGATATCGCTGTCAATCCATGCCATATATTTCCAGTGTGTAGGCAATCTTCTTATAGCAATATTGATAAGATTTTCTTTGATCCATAACTGATCTTTCGTATAAATATGAACATGAATAAATACATTTGGAAGATTCGTAGGAAGTTCAAAGCTTTTACCAACTTCTGTTGCCTCGCATAAAATAATTCGTATGCGCGGATTGTCCTTGATACGATCGTAAAATTCCAAAAAAAGTTCTCTCCTTCGTTTAAATCCACAATAATTAAAATAAGGAATGATCACATAAAGTGGATCTACTTGTATACATTCTGTATCTTCATATTTATTTTTATTTTTAAAATTCCAAAAAGACGAACCTGTTCTGCTCTTCTTTGTTATGGATTCCGAATCTTGATTTGGTGAATTGTTGTATATATTACTTGATGTCGGTGTTTTCGGCATCATTTTATCTAATTCAGAAGAACTCGTACTTTTAGCATCATTTGGAGTATCTGTCACTATTTTATATATGTCTGCTTTTGACTCTTTGGATATTATACACCCCATATGATATGAATGTGTCTTATGGTTTTTCTAACTAAGTAATATAAAAAATATGATGAACATATTTTTTATTATTTTTATTTTTATTTTTAGATTCATTATAATTATTCTTAATTTATAAACTCGAAAGCACTATAAACCAGTTCTTCGTGAGGCATTATTATTTTTTCTGTAATAATATAGAATCTTGATATATTCTTTTCATCTGTCATCATTTGAATACAACAATTATTTAAATTGGATGTCTCATTATCCTCGCGAATATATGTTAATATATGCTTTTTATATTTTTTAACATCTAATACAAAGTCGTTATCAAGAATGATAAAGTCTGTATGATCCAACTCCCATATATATGCCATATCACCGTAAATTTCTCCAATAATTAGTCTTTGTTCTAATATCTGCCCGGAACAGAGACCAGTTTCGTTTAGATAGAGATCATATGGTGTATTATTTTCAACAGTTATATTTGCTGATTTTGAAAACATATTTGACAGATTGTCAATACAAATATTTCCGTTCATGGTGTTCATTTTAGTTTGTGATAAATTTCTAACCATATTGATATTCATTTTTTATAGAATATACTTAAAAAATATCATAATTAAGAATCCGTATATATAAAAATAAAAGAATAAATAATTATAGAATAAGAATGATCTTATATGAGGAAATTTTTAGCAATTATTATGAATCACAAGAAATAGATAGTTTAATTGATATGTTGATACGAGAAATGTTATTTTATATTATATTTGATTAATAAACAAAAATATATAATTAGTATAATAGTATAATAGTATAATCACACAAATGTCTCAAAAGATGGAATCAATAAGACAGTCAAATTATATAATGTATAATGGTAAAAAATATAAGATACAAATCGGTAAGAAAGGAGGGGAATATATTTTAGTAGGAGCGGAAAAGAAGAAAGTATATATTACGAAAAAGACAGTAGTAGAAAAACAAGAAAACAGCATGAAAATTACAGAAGATATGGTACAAAAGATGTTTAAAGCAAAAGAAGAACGCGATGTAAATCTGTTTTATAAATTAGCAGAAGTAGAACCCGAAGAGGAAACACTTGAACAGAAAATTCGTAGAAATAAGAAAGAGCTTTTAGATAATAAAATACGATAATTGTCGTATAAAATAAATATTTTATTTTTTATAGATAAAAAATGAATATAAAATAAATATTTTTTATTAACATTAACATATAATATATAACAGAAAATGGAACAAACCATAGAAAAGATACTTTCGCATTTGAAAGATATTGTAAAGATTAAGATTCACAACAATACATCAAATAAAAAAAATATTACACTGCGAATGGTACGCGGAAATATATATGCTTATGATTGCGGTGAAACATATGCTACAGTCTATATGCTGTCTTCTCAAAATGAGTTAATTGAAAAGATCCAAGATAGTATTTCCGATTGTACGATTGAAGTGATCGTAAAATATACAGACAATAGCAAGGATGTTTTCAAGATGAGATAAGATCATAAAAAATGAAAGAATGTATTTCTGATTCCACACAAACAATAATTATTAAATACAAATATTGGAGAATTCAAACTCGTTTTAAAGTACAATAAAATTTGATCTTCTTAAAAAAATATAAAGAATAGATTCTCATAATATTCAATAAGAATGAACAATATAGGAGCAAAATGGACATCGGAACAGGAGGAATGGCTCTTACATGTAATTCAAAAGCGAGACATTCCGTATTGTTCGGAAAAAATGGGACGAACCGAAGGAGCCATTCGAAGTCGACTCCTGAAAATTGCTACGGAACTTATTAATATTGGGAAAACAGCAGACGAGATTCATGGTATAACAAAACTTCCAATAGATGATATTCAATATATTATTTATACACAAGGACTTGCAAACTATCGCCAACATTGGGATGAAAAGCAAGATATTTGGTTGCGTAAATATGCAAAGAAACTAGGAGCTATTGAATGTTCTATAAAAATGGAGAGAACTTTGAAAGAAATAGAAAATCGTTTAACTATATTTGCTATGGACGATATCAACAAAGGTTTATCAATAGAAACCGTATGTGATTCTCTTGGTCTAGATATAGAAACTTTTACAAAAAATTTTCAAGATATCAACACGGGAATATCACTGGAAGATATAGATAAATTAGAAAACCCTCCGTATTATGTAGTTCTTAGAGGAAGGAATACAGGTATATATTCTTCATGGGATGCATGTAAAGCAGCAACCACAGGAATATCTTCTAAATTTAAGAAATGTAATACAATTGAAGAGGTAAAAGAATATATTTATCAAACCAAAGCAAAAAAACAAGAACAGCAAACTCTTGATGACGAAAAAGAAAAACTTATTATGAATATGTTTGAAGCTGGGGGATATATTGAAATTGACGGCATAAAGGGATGTATTTCTAGATCAATAATAAACAGGAAAACAATACAACAATCCTTACCACCCTTGAGTGAAGATCAAGAAAAGGTTATTACGGATTTGTTTGCTAATAAGAATATATTGCTTCTTGGGTCTGCTGGTACAGGAAAAACTACAATTATACGACATATATCGCGTCGTTGTTCTTGTGAAAATATTAAAATTGGTATTACGGGGACTACGGGAACCGCGGCGATTCTTATTGAAGGAAAAACATTACATTCTTTTCTGGGAATTGGGCTTGGAACTGCTGGAGCAAATGTTCTAGCAAATACCCTGTTGTATAAAAATGAACCAAAGGCGAGAATGTTACAAGATCTAAAAATATTGTTGATTGACGAGGTCAGTATGTTAGATGCTGAATTGCTTACAAAAATATCTAAATTCTTGTCAATTCTACGAAAAAATACACAGCCATTTGGTGGGCTTAATATCGTCTTTTGCGGTGATTTCTATCAGTTGCCCCCAGTACAAGGAAATTTCGCGTTTACCTCTGAAATTTGGGATAGTTTACAACTTACAACCCATATTCTTACTAAAATTTATCGTCAAGAAGGGATGGTATTTCAGGAACTTTTAGAAAGAGCAAAAATCGGACAACTGACGGACGAGGATATGATATTGCTAAATAACTGTAAAAATACGATATTCCCTGACAATATAAAACCAACCTGTTTGTTTTCTGTAAATACACAAGTAGATCGTATCAACAAACAAGCATTTGATGCTCTTCCAGAAAGAGAATGTTTCTATCCTACACTTTATCAAACTAAGGAAAGTAAAAAATATCTTATGTCAATTAAATTTCCCGAGATGACGGCCTTAAAAATAGGAGCGCAAGTAATGGTTACACGAAACAGTAGCACCGACCCGCAAATCGTGAATGGTACCCGAGGCGTCGTGTTGAAATTATGGAATGATAATATATTAATAAAAACAAAATATGGAGAGAAAAAGATAACCTATTGTGAAACAACGCCAGAAAATACGGAAAATATATCCTATAAATACATGCCTTTGAAACTTGCTTGGGCACTTACCATTCATAAAGCACAAGGAGCTACCTTGGACTGTGTAGAATTGGATCTGGGAAGCAGTATTTTTAAAAAAGGACAAGCATATACCGCCTTATCTCGTGTTCGTAGTCTTGATAGTCTGCGTATCATAGATATCAAAAAGGAATCATTTCAAGCACATCCAGATGTAGTAGAATTTTATAAAAATAAACTAAAATAAAAATAAACATTATAATTATTATAATTTTTCATCCCTATCTAATTCTGTATCGTTTATT